AAATACTTTCTTAACAGGAAACGTACCACCTCTAGGCATGTTCTGCATGTTAGGGTCTGCTCCACTAAACCTGCCTGTGGCTGTCCTGTGTTGTAGTAATCTAACGTGTAATAAATTATCTGACTTTAAATTGTTATCTATACCATCTATAAAAGAAGATAAATAACTATCTAGTGCTGACAGACGTATAGCTTTTGATAAGAATGTTTCAGCTTTCTTCATGCCTTTCTGCCTAGCTATGGATGTAAGTAACTCTAGATTAGCCTTAGATGTACTCCAACCATGTGCAGAAATCCATTTAGAATTAGGTGCTGTAAACTTCATACCTGCAATTTCTTTTGTTGGCATAAATAAATAGCCTAATGAATTACATGTAGGGCATTTATTCTCCTTAGCAAAAGGTGTACCATCTTTTCTAATCTTACGTATCTTTCCTTTGCCATCACATTTTTGACATCTTATCGCCTTAGTTTTATAAAGTATATTAGAATGTTCTTTGACCTTTCTTTTATACTCTTCAATGTGCATATGTGGAGATAACATAACTGTCCATTGTTGTTTATCTTTTGGCTTTCTACTATATATTAACCAAGATAATTGTTCAGGACTATTGAGATTGATAGGTGTGTCACCCATGAAATCTCTAACCTCTGCCTGTAAGAACTCTTCAATCTCTTTCTTTTCTTTTGTAAATTCTTCTTTAACGCTACTTAACTTAGCCACATCCACACGAAAACCATTTCTATATATATTAGCCAAAGTAAGGGCGACACGATTAGTAAGACTAACTGTATTAGTAAGCCCACTATATTCTTCGGTAGAAAGTTTATTAGTAATCTCATTATATAACTCCTTTGTAGCATGTAAGTCACTACTTAAATAAGATGATAACTCATCAGGTGGTATCTCATCTACACCCATGCCTTGTTTAAAATATTCTTTTAGTGTGTCCTGCTTCTTTGTATCTAGGTTATATCTTTCAGCACACATCTCTAATGACAACGCTTGTTTCTGTCCACGTTGTAATACATACTCACCTAGCATAGTATCAAACACATCACCATTATATTTAAAGTTACTTTCCCATAACCACATTAAATCGTGAACGATATTATGTCCGATAAGAACTGTTGTCTTATCTAGTAACTCTTGTATTTTATTAAAGTAAGATGCATCCTCATCCATTCTGTACAGATATTCAACTCCGTTATCTGTTAAAGCACCCACCATAATTAGACTGTTGTCAGGTTCAAATGGGTCTAAATGTAACTTACCCTCACGTTCAGTTACAGTATTTTCTACATCAAGAACTAATTTCATTTTTTATACTCCTTACTACTTCTATGGCACTATCCAAAGGCATTTTAAACCACTCATTCTTTTCATCTTCAGCTATCCAACTAGCCCTTTCATGGGCTGTGCTTTCAGCTACTTTTACATCTGTAACAGGAACAACAAACTCTACCTTGTAGTCTCTGAAAGGTGAACAAGTTTGATAGTTTAATAGCCTTTTATTAACATCAACTGCCATACCTATTTTTACCCAACCTTTCCATGCAGGATTGGATATTACGTATACCCACTCTTTTGAGTCACTCATGCTGTATACCTTGCTAATTTATAATCAAGTTCGCAATGCACACTTCCATGCCAACCTGATAATTTATTCTTAACTACGTTTAAATGTCTTTGTGCATCCTCTTCTTCTTGACCCTCAACTTGAGGATTCTTAGCAATCAGTATCATCAAGTCTGCTTCAGCAGCTTTACCTGTTCTACTGCCTTCCATCATACTTTGATTTAATACTATCTTGCCCTCAGCTTCTGCACTTAACTGAGACATATATAACACAGCACATTCATACTGTTTTGCTATTTGTCTTGCATGTATAGCACATGCTTTTAATGCTTCATCTGCTCTTGCAAATCCATTATAAGTAGCAAACTTATCACCCATATCTAACACAACTATGTCAGGTCTAGAAGATTTAACTGCTGACTCTACCCAATTCATGTCATACATTGTTGTATCTTTTATTCGTATGTTATCTCTTATCTTGGAATATAATTCCTGTGCTTGAGATGGGTTCTCTTTCACCTGATGTAGGTTCATACCTGTACCTGCTGTCAGATACCTAGCACCTACCCTGTGATAACCCTCTTCATTACAAAGCACTATACACTTAGCACCTTGAGATGCAAATCCACCCGGACCTGCTATAAGACTAGCATGGAAAGATGTTTTACCTGTGTTGGGTCTAGCACCTATCTCAACTAGATGTCCTGCATTTATACCCTCTACCTTTCTGCATAGAGATGGTATATTAAATGACCATCTTGCTTCTAAATCATTCTTTGCAAGTAATGTTTCTATACTTATATCATCCCATTGTATATCCATGCTTGGTGTAAAGTCATCTCCGTATTGCTCTAGCAATGCTCTCAGAGGTTCTAAAGAACTCTTTGCACCATTAACATAATCAAATCCAAGATTAGCTATGTCCTCTCCTATAATCTGCTGGAAAAGTTTTGATAAAACTTCTTTAGCTATATCCTCGCCTAGCTTCTGTTCTTTTTTAATCTTCAAAAATAAAGAACTATACGCACCTTTCTGTGCTGTAGTCATAGATGGATTGTTAGACATAAACAATGCTTCAATCTCATCAGGTGTGACAGTCCTATCATACCTAGTCATAGCATTATCTATGACCTCTTTTATTTTTCTTACATCTTTACTGAACAATCTATTAGGACATCTTGCTCCACGATGGTCTTCGTAGAACTCTCTGTCCATCAAACTTCTAATTAATGCTAGTTCCATATCATCTCCTTCATATTATTAATGTCAATCTCTTTTTCATACTTCAAGTCATCTGTTATGCGAAGCACCTTAGCAGTACGAACCCAACTTTGCAACTCTTTTCTTATCTGCAATGTTTTTTGTAGTGCATCAGGGTCAAGTGCAACTACAACTGTATCAAAGTTATGACATAAAAATCTCTTATGTTCTTCTAATAAACTTGTACCTAACAATGCTACCCCTGTGATACCATGCTTGGCAACAGTACATGCACTGTAGCAGTCTTCGACTAGCACACAGCTATAGTCAAGACTATCTTTATATGTACTCCATGTTACAAAAGGGTGTTTACCCCTGCCATATCTCTTCCATTTAGGTAGGCGATTATCTGTTGATGCACCTATAGCATCTACAACTCTACCTTTTTTACTTTCCTTTATCAAGAACACTGCTCTATCTTCTTTTACATCATGTAAGCAATGCTCTTTCCATATCTTTTCTTTCCACGATAATCCACCTATAGGGTTCTTAAATCTATCCTCTTTTATAGGCACAATATATTCAGGGAGAACAAACTTCTTATCTTGTACAGTATCCTGTTTTGATTTCTTTATTTGGTCTACAGTAAGGTTTACTCTTCTAGTGCCACTAACTACACAACTAGCTTTGTAACAGTTAAATAGTATAGAACCCATACTATTTGTTATTGTAAAAGTATTTTTACCTTTACAAGATGGACAGTCCATCCTTTTTGTAGTACCTATATCTAGGTCAATATCATTTAATATATCATCTATGTTCATGTGATAACATCCTTTCTGTTAACAGAGTTAATATCATATTTTTAACTTAAAGGCAAGTACCTCATACGTAAATCTTTTCTGAGTGTGTCTGCACTTTTAATTATTCTTCGTGCAACTTTAGAAAATCTATACTTTGTGTATGGTATATACTCACCTCTAAATGGTTTTATTTGTGGTGCAATGTATTGCTGAAAACCAAAGTCTTCTTTCTGCTGTTTGAGTGTATGCAACAAATTTGCACTCCATTCATCATCTACATCTTCCCATGTCCATTCAAATATTTGTTTGAACTCTAGTCTTGGTGGCTGAAGTTCGTATACAATTTGCGTGATAACACCCACATTCCTGTATTCAAATTTACTATATGCGTGTTGCAAAAATGCAACAACTTCAGCTTTTGTCCAAAGATTAGTATGCACGTTCCCAAGCCGTTTCATCTGAAGACAATACGTAGTCTGAATAAATATTTGGTTGGTCTGTATTAGGATTTTTTGTTGGTGAAAAACTTAGTGACGTGTGTAAATGATGCACCAACTCTTCCATCATAGATAAATCAGATAGACGTAAGTCTTTACATTCTGATGCGTAT